AAAGAAAATGAGCATCCAGAGCCACAGTGGAAAGTCATAAACAAGATATATGACGATGTAGACAAATTAATGACAAAAACCATTGAAGACAACAAAATGAATTTTCTTGAAATAGGCATTGTAATGATGATGTTGGAAGAAAAGTTCCAACAGACTAAAACCATGCTATATCTCCAAATGGGAGCAGAGGGTGATATACCAAATGCCGAATTTGAGGGAAAAGGCGAAAATATGTATAGATAGAAAATATCAGATTTGTAATTTTTTTTCGAATGAAATTGCCTCTTTTATCTCGGAAATTGCTTTTATTTTGTCTTCCTTGAATAAATTAGGACAGTCATGTTCCCACACATCTACTACGTAGCAATCGTTCCATTCTAACGTTTTCTTCTGCACTAAGTCTCTTTCTTGAGTATGCATACCTTTATGGTGTTCGTCTTGTATTCTAAAGACTATTACTTTGTTATTTTTTGTTACTACTATATCTAAAGTCTCCTTTTCCTGACTAGGAGTAACAGTATCTATCCAGTCACCCTTTAACAGGTCTTTGAATTTAACCTGTATCTTATAGTCTGCCTTTAGACCGAACAGATCTTTTAGAACATCTAAAGCTGTTTCTTCCCCTCTTCCTATGAACTGTCCTTTTTTGTTTACTTTCATATTTTCTCACTTTAATATCCCATTTTTTACCTTTACCCTTTACATTAATAACAAGCACTATTAATTTGTTTTTATCCTTGAGCCAGTCATTTATAGGACTTGCACTAGCCCACGCATTGGTCTTTATTTGGATCATAATTATGTTACCGTCTACGTCAAAGCATATTCCATCGAAGAGATTCCACAGGTCTAATGCTCTATACCAGTCACCTACTGTGTATATTAAATCAGTTCTTCTTATATGTGGTTTTAACCATATCTCATCATAACCATTTTCTAATAACCATAAGACTGCCTTTCTATTAGAGAAACGCATCCGTTGTCTAGTATTCATTTAAAATTTAGGAGAAGGCATCAATGCTGGTAAACGCCCAAGAATAACCATGTTGTGCTTTGGGTATAACACAATCTAGCCTTCTCATAATAGGTATATGTCACCCCCTTATATATATCATTCGGACTCTATGTCATCAATGCCTTTTGCATTCAAAGCAAACTCTGCATCTGACTGAGGATGTTCAGGACTATCAACCATTCTAGCAATCCTTTTCTTACCAGATTTCTTAAAGTATATTCTGTATGTGGAAGCATGACCTACTATATTACCACCAATGGGTTTTATTGGATCGCCAAACATAACTGCAGGATCTGATTGTACTTGGTTAGTAAATAACACAGTACATCTGAAATAAAATGATATGTTTTTGATGTGTGTCATCAATCTAGCTATTTGATTTTGGCGTTCAGAAAGAGTGCCTCTCCCCAAGTACTCTTCTCTGAACTGCCCCACTGCTCCATCTAGTACAACTAACCTTGGTTTTTTACTCATTAATGTTGTTGATAATGCATTAACAGTTCCCATTAACTGCTCTGTATTAGGCGTGTAAAAATATGTTATTCTATCCAAGTATTCTTTTGCTTCATCCTTATCTTCTACGTATCCTTTTGCCATTAGTATTTCAACTATTCTTCTAGGTCTAAATGTATCTTCACAGTCTACCCAAACAACATTTTTTTCATCATGAATTGCTTCAACTGTTAGTGTGTTACAAAACTGTGTCTTACCTGATCCAAATGCACCATAAACTTCATAGGTACATTCAGGTACTACACCACCACCTACTAGATTGTCCACCTCTTTACAATTTGATTTCAGTCGTGGCAATGCGTCTTGATAATCCATTAACTCCACCGTACTCATATCTGTTTTTCTAATCATATTATTATCTTCAAGAATTTTTTGTGATTGAAACACCCACTGGTCTGTCTTACTTTTTACTACTCCTGTTATCTCTGATATTTCTTTTGATCCTCTAATACATAGGTCTATTAATGAAGTAACACCAAACGCAGTAAGTTTCTTTTCTGTTACTACACCACAACCTTCAAGTTGTTTAACACTTAAATCTAATTCTTCAGGAACTTCCTTTATCACAGACATAACACCTCATAACACCACATCAATATAAACGCTTCTATGTTTTTTTATAGAAGTGATCCCTCACTAGTTTTATTTCACAGTTCTGCTCCCATCTTCCGAATATCTTTTTGGCATCATCTTCAGTAACTCCGTCTTCTTTTTCCATCATCTTATAGAAGTGTATATCCTTAACAAGTCCTTCGGCAGTTGATAGATTTTTCCAAACTCTGTGGGCAGTCTGTTCTCTTGATTCATTCTTACTAACTCCTATTAATTTTGTCTGATTAAACTCTCCTCCTATTTCTAATGAGATGCCAAACCTACCATACATATCTTTTAACATATCCTGAACTGCTGTTACATCATCTACTGTAACTTCACTTCTAAATAATAATTTTGCGTGGGCTGCAGATAATCTGACAAGAGCCTCAAGTTGCCTAGTACCTATCGCAATAGAGGTGCTGTCTTTTGATAAAATTCTCATCTGTCTATAGATTTTTAATATCTTATCTCTTACAGCCACTGTAATTTTAGGCTCTAGTTTACGCACATGGCTAAGATATGCTGAGAGTTCAAACGGAGTCAAGAAGCATTTGGTTGCTTCTTCTGGATTTATGTATGTGGACATTATATGCTCTGCTTTCTTTTGATCTTCAGACTCTATTATATCATCCTTGATAAGCCAAATTAAATCAAACCTTGATAGTAGTGGTGCAGGAAGATTAATATTTTCAAGTAGTGTTTCCTCTGAGTCATACTTACCATACTTTGGATTGGCAGCACCTAGTATTGATGTGTCTGCCTCAAGTGTTAGATTATGACCTGCCTTTGAGATACTACACTGTCTCTGCTCCATTACTTCATGAAGACCAGATAGGTTTAACACATTCATCTGCCCCATTTCATCTATTGCTAGCACACCTTTGTTACATTGAGGTGCTAAGCCAGCCCTAGCATATGTCTTACCGTTATCTTCCTTAACTATTCCTATTGTAATACCTTTATCAGTAGTACCCTTACCAGAAACATATCCAGATATGTCTACTACTTTTTTATTCCATATTAACAGCTCAGATTTTGCTACGCTAGGATCACCTACAAATAGTATGTGTATATTGGCTCTCTTAATACCGTTGTTACCTTTTACTGCCTGTAATAGAATTGATTTTTTTTTGAGTGTCATAACCATATATATGTGGTGCGTAACTACGAACAATTTTTTCCATAAAATCAGGCTCCTTCATAGCATCTTTTATTTTCTTCATAGTTTTTACAGATAGTTGTGCCTCTTCAGTTCTTTCTAAATCTTCGGCTGATATTACATCTATAACTAATTCGTTAATGTTTTCTTTAAGATCAAAAATAGATCTATAGATACCTGTTATTCTTTTCTTCTGACCTATGAATACATCACGAATTAAATCACCTGTCACTAATGATTCCATAGTTATAGGTGAGTTCTTTTTGGAGTTTGATAATAATTCGCTTAGTAATACTGACTTTATATTCTCTGTCTCAGCAGTCTGTCTTTGAACTTCTAATCTATGATTTCTGCACGCTGAATTAGGACAGCTAGCTGGAGGCATCTTTTTATCCACATCACACTTGCCTTCTATTTCTTTGCCACATAAAGGACAGGCTAGGGTACATCTTTTTATGTATGACTTTGTGACTTCACTAGCTATTACTTCACAATCAAATGTCACAATAGCACCTTCATGATCTGTGGCGTTTAACATATGCATTGGTATACGATGATCGCTTGTTAGTGTTATTCTTAATCTTTCAAATGCGTGTGGTATATTCATACTTCTACCAAATCTTTCTTCTAGTATTCTGTATACTGCACCTCTAACATTTTTAACAAATTCTTGTTTTTCTGAATGCTCGGTATAAATATCTGGGAATGGCTCTTTTAATATGTTAACAATTAGATTTCCATTAGGTCTTAATGCGTCAATTATCTTTGTCCACTTTACTTTAGAAAACTCTTCATAAATTTTATCTTGTAGGGCAGAGGCTGTGTAGGTCATCATATTAACTTACTCACTCTCATGTTTAAAAGAGTACCTATTTGCTGATGTCTCTTCTGTATTTTTATCAAGTCGTCACCTCTTGCTTCATTAATCATCTTTCTTATCTTATCAATCCTATCAAATAATTTAATCTCTCCTTCAATACTTTTACCTTCAATGATTAGAGGTGAATTAAGATAAACCTTTACACAAGTTGCTAACATTTTACTGAATGATATGTTTGTATCCTTTGCAATCTTTTCTATCTCTTTAAATAATTTTGTTACTTCCTCTGTTTCTGAAATACATCTTATCTTAGACATAGAACATTAGATACTATAACCTAATATAAACCTACTTTGTGATTATATATATATATATATATTATATATATATATATACACAGTACAGTTAGTTAGTTTATTTTAATATTATTAATCGGAACGTCAGCAGGTTGTAATTCTACAGTCACTCCCAATGTTCTCATCTGGTCTGCCATCCGAGAAGCTTTCTCTTCTTGAAACATAGCCTTCAACGATTTTCCC